CACACGTTAAACACGCGGGTATTCCCGACTTGAACTTTTGCGAGTGGTCGGCGTTCATCCTTCAACATATCAGCCACCAGAGCAGGACTCATGGTTCGCTGGAGGCAGAAAGAATGGCGCTTTTCCACTTCCTCACGCATGTATGGTGTCAATTCATATGAACCGGGTTCTCCTTGAATAAAGGAAAACTTTCCTGGTCTGCGATTTTTCTCTAGAACATAGGGATAGCCTGGGGACGTGTGCATATCCATAGGTGGAAACCATGAATAGCCCGGAATGCCATTTAACGCCTCCTTCTCCCCAACAACTCCAATCCCAGAGGCAACACCAACTTGCGCACATAAATTATTCGCGACATCATCGCGCGCTGCATCAACAAGCTCCTGCTCAAACACAGTCAGGGGAGCCTCTTGCTTGCGAATTCCATTCGCAAGCGGATTTATGTCACGCGTGGGACGCAACATAGCAGGAGCCGTTAAAGTCGGAAAAACCCCATGCAACTTCGATGGTTTTATCTTACTCCTGACAGGCACCCTATACACTCCACTCTCTACCACACCATAATGGGGCAAGTTCGTCTCAAACCGCGCCTGTGCTGTCATTGGCACAGTTTTCGGTGGTAGAACAGTCATGGATGGAAAATGATCCCGAATTATACTAACAATGCACTCATCAATCGCCACCGCCATACCCTCATCTATGGCACCAGCAACATGAAATCCAAGAATCTTCCCATGCATCACCCCGGGATTTGTCCAAATAATCGGAGAGCCACAATATCCGTCCATTGTTGGGGCCTCATAGAGAAAACCTTTATTTATCCTGATCTCTTCAACGCACCCAACATCGTCTATCTCATACCGCAAATTAGCTCGAGCCCGCAAATTATGAAGAATGGTGGCTATTGCTGTGCGATTATCTGGATCAACAACCCACAATATACCGCTGGACAGGTAGTGGCGATTAAGATCTTCTACACTATGAAAATGCTTGGATATGTCGACAAAATTGGGGTAGCGCTTTGGCAACTCAATCGCAACAATATCACTACCCTTCGTCGATAAATCCAGAGTTTGACACTCGCGGAGTTGTGCACTCATCCTCATATTATTTGGAATCTGCACAATCAACTCCACTGCGCCATCACTCACATCAACCGCATGTAATAAATGTGCTGGCACAAGCAAAACTCGACCAAACACAAAGATTCCACGCATCGTCGTGACTGATTGACCATCTGACACCGAAACAACACAACAGTTATTAGCTATTTTGTGAGTTAGAGCATCATAAGCCTGCCTATCAATCATCCCCTCTGCCTGCGGTGTAGTGTACTCCACAGATGATTTCCTTTCCCGCATACGCTCATTAACAAATCGTGTCTGATGCTTGAGTGTTTTCTGATCACCGCTCACGTTCGCCTCACGGGCAAAGGAAGCATGATGCTTGGCAGTTCTTGGATCACCACTAACATTTGCCTCGTGCGCAAACCGCACTTGATGTTTCTGGGTCCGTGGGTCCCCACTAACGCCAGCCTCCGAAGTAAAATCACTAGCACTAGTGTTTCCTGTCCCAGCCACACACGCAATCGCAGAATTTATCGCCCTCGCTCCAAAAAACGAGACGACAAAAACTGCAGCCATTGCAAACAAGAGGGGGG